GACTACGATCTCGCGTCCATGGACATCGTTCCGGTCGCCGATCCGAAGATGGTCACGGACATGCAGCGGTCAGCCCGCGCAAACGTGGTCATGACGATCGCCGGCCACCCAGTTCTCGGTGGAACTCTGGTCCCGCACGAAGCCACAAAGTACATCTTTGACATCGCGGGCATGGCAGAGGAAGCCGAGAAGCTTGTAGCGAAGCCTCAGCAGGGGCCGAGCCCGGTTGAGGAGCTTCAGCTTAAGAACGTCGCGGCCGAGGTCGCCAAGAAAGAGGCCGGCGCCGAGAAGGACATGGCGACCGCCGAGAAGACCAAGCTGGAAACGGCGCTGTTGCCCCACGACAAGGCCATGGAAGCGCGCAAGATCGACAACGATGAGGCGCGCGGGCAGCACGATATGGCCCTGGGCGAGTTCGGCAAGGCGCTGGAGGCTGAATCCGCGGGCGCCAGTCATGGGCTGCAGCGGGACAAGCTGGCGCTGGACGACCAGGCGCGCGCCCTGGACCGGGAAGCGGCGGCTGAGCGTGAGAAGGCCAAAGAGCCCGCATGACCATCGAGAAAGAAGACTTCGACGCTTGGCGTGACAATCCCATCACCCAGGCGGTGATGAAGCGCGTAGCGGCGATCGCCGAAGAGGCAAAGCAGCATTGGATGGCGGTGTCGTGGGAAGGCGGAAGCGCCGATCCCCTGATGCTGGCTGACCTGAGAGCAAAGGCGCAGATCGCGAACGATCTCGTCGCACTGAAGCATGAGGACATCGATGACGAACCCAAGCGGCATTCTGCCGACCGAGTACAAGGTTCTGATCGCTCCCAAGGCGATTGACGAGAAGACGAAGGGCGGGATCATCATCCCGGACCAGACGAAAGAGCGCGACCAATTCGCCCAAATGGAGGGCGAGCTGATCGCGGTTTCCCCGCTGGCCTTCACCTACGATGACTGGAAAGGCCATCTGCCGCCGAAGCCCGGTGATCGTGTGCTGTTCGCGAAGTACGCGGGCGCAAACGTCAAGGGCAGGGACGGCAAGGACTACCGGCTCTGCAACGACAAGGATGTCGCGGCGGTGCTGGCATGAGCGACACCGAGGCTGGCCACGAGGCCGAGGTCGAAGACACCGACGCGCCGTCCACCGAGGACATCCAGCGCGCCAAAGATATGGGCTGGGTTGCTCCCGAAGACTGGAAGGGCGCTCCCCCGAAAAGTGGTTTTCTCGACCCGCGCGAATTCGTGCGACGGGGCGAAAAGATCATGCCCATCGTCCGCGCCGAGGCCAAGAAGTGGCAGTCGGAAGCTGAGGGCCTGAAGCGCGAGCTGCAGGCGGCTCGCGATGAGCACCGCGACACGGTCAAGCGCATCGAGCGCATGTCCATGGTGGCGCTCGAGCAGCAGCGGTCCCAGATCGAGGCGAGCTACGCCGCCAAGATCGACATGGCCGCGGCGACGGGCGACACGGATGGCGTCCGGCAGGCCCGCAAAGAGGAAAAAGAGGCCCTTGCGGCGCTCGACAAGCGCTTGGAGGAGCCCGAAGAGGACAAGAAGGCGCGCGAGAAGAAGGCCGAGACCACTGTCCCGGCCGATGTTCAGAAATGGCTTGAGGCCAACCCCTGGTACGAGTCGGATGACGAGCTCAAGGCCGTTGCGACCGCACGCCATGTGAAGCTGCTCAAGGAAAAGCCTGGCCTGTCGCTCGCTGACAACCTGGAAGAGGTCCGCAAGTACGTGGCCAAGCGGTATCCCGAGCACTTCGAGGCAGCGCAGGACGAGGACGACGACGAGCCAAAGCGCGGCTCTCGCGTCGAAGGCGGCTCACGGATCGCAGGCGGCGGTGGCCGCAGCCTCTATTCCAAACTGCCGGCGGAGGCCAAGGCGGCAGCCGACAAGTTCATTGAGCAGGGCTTGTTCCTCGAAAAGGGCGAGACCATCGAGAAGGACAAGGCCAAGGCGCGCGAGCGTTACGCTGCGCAGTATCTGGAGAACGACAAATGAGCGAAGCCGAGATCAAGCGCGGCCCTGGCCGACCCTCGCGTCAGCAGGAGACGCAGCAGCGTCGCCGACGCCGCGAAACGCTAGGAGACGAGCGGCACCTGAAGCTCGGAGTGCCTGATGCTCTCAAGGACCCGAGCTTCGAGTACCGCTGGATCAATGAGACCGGCAACCGCATTCAGAGCAAGACCGAGATGGACGACTGGGACATCGTCAAGTCCCCTGTAGACCCGGCCAAGGACGACGGCGAGGGATCGCCCGTGCGTCGCGCGGTCGGCACGGTAGACGGCAAGCCGCAATATGCGTTCCTCTGCCGCAAGCCGAAAGAGTTCTACGTCGAGGACAAGAAGGCAGAGCAGAATCTGATCAAGGCCGACGAAGATGCGCTTCGCCGCGGCCAAGTGAAGGGCTCGGACGCCCTTTCTGGACCCCACGCTTATGTCCCTGGCACCAATAGGATCAGCCACGGCGGCGAATAGGGGTCATCACCCCATGGTTCACACTTGACGCGGGGCAGGCCGAGCCGCCCGCGCTCAAAGGACTCATCACATGGCTAACGTTGACACTCCGTTCGGGATGCGTCCCGTTGCGGACCTGACCGGCCGTCCTTGGACGGGCGCGGTTCAGGCTTTCAGCACTGCGAGCGGTGACGGTACCGCTATCTACATCGGCGACCCGGTCAAGCTCTCCGGCACGTCCCAGACCATCAACGGCCGCGTCTATCTCGACGTTGACCAGGCGGCGACGGGCGACGTGGTCGTTGGCGTGGTTGTTGGCACTGACCCCGCGATCGGGGCCGGCGCAAACGGTCGCGACTCCACCATCTACCGGGCGGCCTCCACCGTCCGCATTCTCTACGTCTGCACCGATCCGAACGCCGTGTTCGAGATCCAGGAAGTCTCGGGCGGAACCCCCCTGACCGCAGCCGATGCTGGCCTCAACGCCAACTTCGTCGTTGCGGCGGGCTCGGCCACCACGGGCCTTTCGGGCGTCGAGCTGAACAACGCGACCGAAGCCACCACCAACACGCTCGATCTCCAGATCGTCGGCCTCGTGCCGCGCGATGACAACGAGATCGGCGAGCATGCGAAGTGGCTCGTCCGCATCAACCGTCACCAGTACGCCAACCAAGTCGCTGGCATCTAACAGGAGATCACGCACATGGCTGGCGTCATCACTACCGGCAACCATCCGAAGGCCCTTTGGCCTGGGATGCATGCCTTCTTCGGGCGGACCTACAAGGAAAAGCCCGTTCAGTGGCGTGAAATCTTCGACGTGGAGACCTCCTCCAAAAACTACGAAGAGGACACGCTGGTCACTGGCTTCGGGCTCGCCCCGGAGAAGGCTCAGGGGCAGTCCGTCTCCTACGACTCGGAGACCCAGGGCTGGACCAAGCGCTACACGCACGTTGTGTACGGCCTGGGCTACATCGTGACCCGCGAGGAGATGGAAGACAATCTCTATGAGGTTGTCTCGAAGCGTCGCATCAAGGGCCTGGCGTTCTCGCATCGCCAGTCCGAAGAGGTCGTTCACGCGAACATCCTCAATCGCGCGTTCAACTCGTCCTATACGGGCGGCGACGCGAAAGAGCTTTGCGCGACCGACCATGCCACGCTGAACGGCAACCAGTCCAACGAGCTGGCGACCGCGGCCGACTTCTCCGAGGCGTCTCTGGAAGACATGCTCATCCAGATCCGCCAGGCGAAGAACGACCGCGGCCTCCGCATCGCCCTGGTTCCCCGCAAGCTGATCGTCCCGAACAGCCTCATGTTCGAGGCCGAGCGGGTCCTGAAGTCGTCCCTGCGCTCCGGCACCGCGAACAACGACATCAACGCTGTTCGCGCCATGGGCCTCCTCCCGGAGGGGTATGTCGTCAATGACTACCTCACCGACACGGATGCGTGGTTCATCAAGACGGACTGCCCGAACGGCATGACGCACTTCGAGCGTCGCGCCCTCGAGTTCGGCCAGGACAACGACTTCGACACCGAGAATGCCAAGGCCAAGGCAACCCGCCGCTATGCGGCCGGCTGGACCGACTGGCGCAGCATCTTCGGAACCGCCGGAGCTTGATCGGCAACACACGACTGAGGGGCGGGGCCATGTGTCCCGCCCTTTTTATTTGAGAGCGCCGCGCCGCGGCGTTGCCTGCTCCAACGCTCTCAGGAGAGAACAATGAGCACTTCCCGTTTTCCGAATGGCCTGACCAACGTCTCCCAGTCGTCCACCATGGGCATGTTCGGCGCCCCGGACCCGTCCAAGTTCCACGTCTTCTGGGACGACTTTGATCGGTTCGTTGCCGCCGACTGGACCATCACCACGACCGAGGCCGGCGCCGGCTCGGCGACCGAGGCCCTTGGCGACGCCGATGGCGGCGTGCTGGTCGTGACCAACGACGCCGCGGACAATGACGCGGACTTCTTCCAGAAGGTCGGCGAGAGCTTCCTGATGGAAGCCGGCAAGGCCGCCTGGTTCAAGGCCCGGTTCAAGGTGTCCGACGCGACGCAGTCGGATTTCGTCATGGGCCTGCAGATCACCGACACCACGCCGTTGGATGCGACTGACGGCATCTACTTCCAGAAGGATGACGGCGACGCGAACCTTGACTTCTATGTCCGCAAAGATGCGACGACCGGCTCCAACTCGGCCACGGCCATCGCTACTGTGGTCAGCGACACCTATCTTTCGGTCGGCTGGTACTATGACGGCAAGGGCAGCGTGAAATACTACGTCAACGACGCGCACATCGGCACGCTCGATGCGTCGGCCACCTACCTGCCGGACACCGAGCTGACCGTGTCGTTCGGCATCCAGAACGGTGAAGCGGTCGCGAAGATCATGACCGTGGACTACATCCTGGCGGCGAAGCAGCGCTGATCGGCACTCTGATCTGCATTTAGGGGCGGGCCTTCGGGCTCGCCCTTTTCATTTGGAGAGCCGACATGGCGAACACCATCACGAAAACCACCATTGTGGACGGGCCGCGCAACTTGGTGCAGCTCATCAACATCCTGGGCGACGGCTCGGGTGAGGAGACGGACACGGTCCTGGTGGATCGCTCCACGTTCGCTCCGACGAACGGCACCAAGCTGGTTGTCGAGAAGATCGAGGGCCTGAACCACGGCTTCACGGCCCGGCTCATGTTCGACGCCACCACGGACCTCACGATTGTTCATCTGCCCGATGCCGAGTGGTTTCACTACGACTGGTGCGGGTTCGGTGGTGTGGCCTCGAGCCATGCCGGCGCGGGGGCGAACGGCGACATTCTCATCACTACAGCCGGCCTCGGCTCGGGTGACGCCGGCACGTTCATCCTGCAGATGCGCAAGGGCTAGCCGTGCATCAGCCGCACTACGTTGCCGGAGATTTCTGGCGCTGCTGCGACGTGTGCGGGATCGACTACCGCAGTTCGCAGACCCGCAAGCGGTGGGACGGCGCATGGGTGTGCCTTGCCGACTTTGAGGAGCGCCACCCGCAGGACTTCGTCCGTGGACGCAAGGACCGGCAACGCGCGCCCGATCCGCGGCCGGAGCCGGCTGAAGTGTTCATCGGCGATGCGCCAACGCCGGTCCTCTCGCCCTCTGGCGACCCCGTGTTCACGCTCAGCAACGACATGGTTGTGATCTGATGTCCGACTATTTGACAGACACGGCCACGGTCACTTGGGACGAGTCCACGCCAAATCAGGTGAAAGGCAACGTTCCTGACAATGCCATAACCTACGCCAAGATGCAGAACGTGTCTGCGGCGTCGCGGCTGTTGGGGCGCGGCTCGGCTGCCGGGTCTGGAGATCCAGAAGAAATCACGCTCGGCACTGGCCTGAGCATGTCCGGTACGACCTTGACCGCGACGGGCGATGTACTTGGCCCAGCAAGCTCTACCGACAACGCTATCGCCCGTTTTGATCTTGCCACTGGCAAGGTCCTGCAGAACAGCGGCGTCTTGATCAGCGACGCCAATGCGGTTACGCCAGCCTCCAATGATGGAGGCGCCCTCGGCACCACGGCGCTTGCATGGTCAGACGTCTTCTTTGCCTCCGGCGCGGTCCTCAACTTCAATTCCGGCAATTACACGGTCACCCATTCGCCAGGGACGCTGACGTTCAGCGGCGCGGTGGCCGTTGGCGGCAACCTCTCTCTGACCGGAACGCTGACGCAGCTCAGCTACACGGACTTCGCGGAGATCGCGGCACCGAGCAATCCCAGCGCTAACATTGCACGGCTCTACGCCAAGGACGACGGGGCGGGCGTGACCCGCATGTATTTCAAGAACAGCGCTGGCACCGAGACGGTCGTCGGTGGGCGCATCGCCCTTATAGCGGACACCACATACAACGTGGGCTCGGCCCAAACCTACACGACGCCGCAGGCGCTGTACGAGTACATTCGCGACAACGTGGACACCGCGGGCTATGATGTCATTGCACAGCTCACGGATGCGTCGCTCACCACCACATCCGACATCGATGGCCCCCTCACGGGCGGCGGCCGATTCCGCATCCTGGGCGACACGACCACCCCGAACAATCGCATCCTGACGACCAGCACGGCCGAGTACACGCTGGAGATCCTGAACGGCGCGACGGTCTACATCGAGGGCGTGGGCTTTACGCACACGGGCGGGTCAGGTGCGGCCTGTTTCGTGCGGCACGGCTCAACGCTGGTCATCAACGGGAATTGCGAGTTCGGCGGGGGCGCCGGCACGATCGACATTACGTTGCAGAATGACTCCAGCCTGATCCGAGCCGCGAGCTATCGCATCAGCGGCACGCGGACGCGCCATATCTCCGGCAGCAGCAACAGCAACTTATCATCCATCAACAACATCACCACGACAAACGTCTCTACGCCCGTGTGGAGCGAAGCCTTTGCGTATGCCCACGCTTCGGCCCGCCTGTGCTTCCAGTCGGGCGAGACCTTTAGCGGGAGCGCGACCGGCCCGCGCTTCCTGCTCGAGCAGGGTGGGCACATCTTCACGGGCGGCGCCGGCCTCTCCTTCCTGCCGGGCAGCACCGCCGGCACACTGGATGGCAGTTCCAGCTACGACGGGATTCTCGGCTCGCTGATCGCTAGCGGGAATGTCACGTACGCTTTGCCGGCGGGCCCGACGGGAACCATTGCACAGTTCGCGAGCGCGGACTCAACCAATACCGTAGCGATCGTCGATGCCTTCGCGGCCACACCCGTGGTCGGCGGGCGGCGCGCGCAAGGCACCGCGGCCTCTCCCTCCACCCTCAATGCCGCCAATCTGCCGATTGTGGTGTTCGGAGCCTATGGTCGTGACGACGTAGGCTACTCGTCAGGCGCCCAGGCAGACGTTTCGATGTTCTCGAACGAGGCTTGGACCAGCTCGGCCCGCGGAACGCATCTTCGACTGCGTGCGACCCCGAACGGTTCGACGACGCTCACAGAGATTTTGCGCATCACCGGGACGGGCACTCTTTGGGCTCTCGATGGGTCTGCGTCGGCACCATCTGCCGCGTTCTCGACACAGACGAACACTGGCGTCTACTACTCTTCCAACACGTTCAACATCGCGACGCAGGGCGTTCTACGTGCGTCCGTCAGCAGCGCCGGTCTTGTTCTTTCCGTGCCTCTTGCTCCGGCCTCTGGGGGCACAGGTGTTGCATCGGCGGCTCAATATCTCGCAGCGTCCGCAACGCTCGATATGAACGTCACGACCGATCAAGCGCTGACGATCTCGCTACCGTCCGGCTACACTCGGTACAAGATCAATCAAATTCTAGTCTACGAGCCATCCATATCGCTGACGACGGCAGCGGGCGGCATCTACACGGCATCGGCAAAGGGCGGCGTGCAGGTTGTTGCGTCGTCGCAGACCTACTCGGGCTTGACGACGACGGGGCCGGACACGCTCGGTAGCGCGTTCGTAATTCCAGGGACCAACTACAACACGATCTTTCTGGCCGACACGACGCTGTTCTTCTCGCTGACCACACCACAGGGGGCGGCGGCTACGGCCAAAATCGTCCTCTATGTCATGCCGGTTCCGTGATCACCAGTTGCCTGGCTCGCGGTCCTTTGTGCCCTCTCGCAGAGCCTTGCGCTGGTCTGCCGTAGCGGTCCCGTACCACCACGCCAGCTCTAGCAGCCCGCCGAAAATTATGCCGGACATCAGGTGTCCGAAGGAGTCTGGCAACCCGATGCGCCAAAGCAGGACCGCACCGATGCCGCCGGCCCCTACGACATATGCCGCTAGAACAGCGCTCCGTAACATGGGTGCTGACCGTAACGTGTATTCCCGCACCGTCAAGACCAGAGGTCCGTAATGGCGACCAGCGGCACCTCCTCATACACGCGTAACCGCGACCAGATCATCAAAGCCGCGGCACGGAAGATTGGGGCCATCGAGGCCGGCGAGACCCCGGATTCCGAGATGGTTACCGACTTCGCCGAGGCCCTGAACGCATGGGTCAAGCATCAGCAAAGTCTCGGGAATTACATCTGGCAGACCGTTGAGGCGACACTTTTCCTGCAGCAGGACCAGACCCGCTATGTCCTCGGCGCGACCGACCACGCGACCGAAAGCTACGTCAGCACGACCCTGTCGGCAGCAGCCTTAAGCGGAGCGACATCGCTCTCAATCACCTCCGCAACGGGCATGTCAGCCAGCGACAACGTCGGCATCGTCCTGGATGACGGGTCAATCCACTGGACGACCATTAGCGGAGCCCCGAGCACGACCCTCACCATCGCGTCCGGCCTCGCGTCAGCGGCGGCTTCCGGAAATCTGGTCTTCGCCTACACCACCCGTATCGTCCGGCCGCTCAAGATCCTCGCCGCGCGCCGCTACAACTTCGCGAGCGCAATCGACACGCCGATCGACGTGGAGGACCGCGAGACCTATTTCGACCTGCCGAACAAGACGAACACGGGCGTCCCCAATCTCATCTTCTACGACCGCCGCGGCGGGGCCAACTCCACGGGGCTGCTCTACACCTGGCAGCCGCAGGAGGTCATCACCGAGGCAATCAAGTTCACCTGGGCGCGGCCGATCCAGATTTTCAATGTGGCCGGCGACGACCAGGATTTTCCCGACGAGTGGGTGCAGACCCTCCAATTCAACCTGGCGCTCGTCATGGCACCCGAGTTCAATGTTCCCGAGATGAAGCTGGCCCGCATCGAGAAGATGGCGGCGCAGTATCTCGCGGATGTGACTTGGAACGAGCGTGAGCTGGGGTCGGTGTCCTTCGTGCCGGACATGATGCGCTAATGCTGGTCCAATTCGCGACGCAGAGCTACCGGGCGGCGTCCCTCCCGGTAAGCGCGCAACGCTGTGTGAATTTCTTCGCGGAGCGCCAGCCGCCCGATGCGAAAACGCCGGTCGCCCTCTATGGCTGCCCCGGCCTCGTGACGACCATCACGATCGGAACTGGTCCGATCCGCGGTATGCACGTCATGGGAGGGGTCCTGTACGTGGTGTCGGGCGGGCGCCTCTACAGCGTGACCAGCACGTGGGCGGCCACCGACATTGGCGGCAATATCTCGGGGACCGGCGTTGTCTCAATGGACGACAACGGGTCCCAACTGATGATCGTCAACGGGGCAAACGGCTACCTCTACAGCACATCGCTTGGCTTCATCCTAATCACGGACGCGGACTTCAATGCAGCCGAGACGGTGACGTTCTTCGACCAGCGATTTGTATTCGATGAGAAGGGCACGAACAGGTTTTTCATCTCGGCATCTCTGGATGGAACCAGCTATGACGCCGCACAGGTGTCCTCGGCCGAGGCGCGGCCGGATAATGTCGTTGCGGTGGTCCTGAACCAGCAGGTGCTGTACGTCTTCGGCACGAGATCGACCGAGACATGGCAGGATGTGGGTGCGGCGAACTTTCCCTTCGAGCGTGTGCCTGGCGGTGTCATAGAGCGCGGCCTTGCCGCTGCCCACTGTACTGCGAAGGAAGACAACACGATCTTTTTCCTTGGGGACGATCGGGTCTTCTATCGGATGGACGGTTTGACGCCCAAGCGGGTGAGCACTCATGCGATTGAGGGCGCTTGGCGAGATTACGGCACCGTCTCAGACGCTTTTGCGTTCGCCCACTCATTCGGCGGCCACAAGTTTGTGACGGTCACATTCCCGACCGAGAATGCGACCTGGGTCTATGACATCTCGACGGGGCTCTGGCACGAGCGGGAGTCGTGGGACGAGAACGACACGTCGCTCGGCCGCTGGCGCGGGAATGCCCGCGTTGACGCCTACGGGTATGAGCTGATCGGCGATGCCTTCAGCGGCCGGATCGGCTATCTTGATCGTCATACCTACACCGAATTCGGCAACACGATCCGTAGCTCGGCCATCTCGCCTCCGGTCCATTCCGACCGTCAGCGGGTGTTCAACTCTCGTTTTGAGATGGACATCGAGGCAGGCGTCGGCCTCACGACAGGGCAGGGCTCAGATCCCCAGATCATGATGCGCTACTCGGACGATGGTGGCCTCACATGGTCTCGTGAGATGTGGCGCAGCATGGGGGCCATTGGCAAATACAAGACGCGCTGTCGATGGCTGCGCCTCGGACAGGCGCGCCAACGGGTCTATGAAATCGCGATCAGCGACCCGGTGAAGCGGACGATTATTGCGGCGCACGTCGATCTTGAGCCTGGCCAATGAGTATCGACTCCGATGCGGTCGGCACACCGATCCCGGCCGCGGTGGCGGTGTTCCCGTTCACCGATGAAGCCGGGAAGCTGACATCCCACGGCTGGGAAGTGCTCAACGCCTGGCACAAGCAGCACGTCGGCATGGGGCGGATCTTCCCGTGCGATGCAAGTGGAACAAACACGATCACGCTGACGCCAGTCAACGACCAGATGCTGCTCGCGCAATACAGCGTCTATGACGTGTTCATTTTCCGGGCCGCGAATACGTCAACAGGGGCAGTGACGGCGACTGTTGTGCCCAAGAGCGGCACGCTTACGACAATCAAGGTCTATGTGGACGATGGCGCCAATCAAGCCACGACCGGAGATGTGGTGGCCGACTGCGTCTACATGGCGATCTATGCGCCGCATCTCGACGCAGCGGCCGGCGGGTTTGTCCTGAAATGAACGCTGAGATCCGAGAGGCCGGGCTGATCGACATGCCCGCCCTGCTCAGGATGGGACGCGCATTCTTCAAGCAAGCAAGCTTGGATACGCTCACGACATGGGACGACGCCTCGTTCGAGGCCACAGCGCAAATGCTGATCTTAAGTGAGCCAGGTGTCCTGCTCGTTGCGGAGGCTGACGGGCATGGCGTTGGGATGGCGGGCGCCCTCGTATTCCCGGCCTACTTCAACGTGAAGGTCCACGTAGGTCAGGAGCTGTTCTGGTTCGTCGCGCCAGAACACAGGTTCGGCGTCGGCGCGGCGCTTATCGGCCGTCTTGAGGAAGAAGCACGAAGCAGGGGCGCATCCCTGTTCATCGCTGGCGCTGTCGCCGGCCTGCGGGACGCGGCGATTGCGCGGCTCTACGCACGGCGCGGCTACCGGCCCTCCGAAAATTCATTCATCAAGGCTCTTGCATCATGATCTCAACTGGAACGGCCATGCTGGGCGCCGCGGCGCTGTCAACTGGCGGCGGTATCGCGTCGGGTTTGATGGGATCGCGCGCGGCCAAGAGCGCGGGCGATCAGCAAGCGCGCGCGGCTGCCGAGGCCCTCGGCTGGCAGAAGAAGGTCTACGGCGACACCGAAGGCATGCTCGCCCCGTTCATCGGGACCGGGCAGAACGCCTTCCGCAGCATCGGCGACCTATATGGCCTTAACGGCAAGCCGGCGTCCATGGATGGCTTCACGGCATCGCCGGACTATCAATTCCGCATGCGCGAGGGCATGGGCGCGCTGGAGAACTCTGCGGCGGCACGTGGCGGTCTGTTGTCCGGCAACTTCGGTCGCTCTGCCATCCAGTTCGGGCAAGGTCTCGCTTCGACGGAGTTCGGGAATTACTTCGACCGCCTGTTCCGCACGTCGCAGCTCGGCGCGAATGCGGCGTCGTCGCTGGGAAGCATCGGGGCCGGGTCGGCGGCGAGCATGGGCAACACCATCATGGCGCAAGGACAGGCGGGCGCCGCCGGTACGGTCGGCTCGGCCAACGCCATCAGTGGCGGCATCAACTCGGCCGCGAACAACCTGACGTTCCTGGCCGGCATGAACCGCTCCTCTTACGGACCGAACGCGAGCAGCGGGTATCTGCCCGGCGGGTCAAACTTCTCCATCCCGAACGTCCCGCAGGGGACTGGCATCTGGCCGGCGTGACGCACATGGTAGACAACTCCATCGCTCTTGGCGTGAAGCCGCCGTCGTTCGACATTTCCGCCCCGCTCGTGCGGGCCGCGCAAATGCGGGAGATGCAGGTCCAGGCGCAGGCCGCTGAGGTCAAGATGCGCCAGGAGGCGCTCGGCGCCGAGGCGCGCGGCCTGATGCAGTTCGCGAACCATCCTGAATTTGCCCAGCGGTGGGCGCAGTCCGTGGACAAGCTAGCGGCGCAGGGTGTTCTCGACCCGCAGACCGCGGAGAACTATCGCCGCACGCCGTCGCCACTGCTGCTGAAGCAAATCATCGCGTCCACGGAGTCGCCGTCAATCGCGTTCCAGCGGGAAGAAGCGCAGCGGTCGCAGGCGAATGCGGATCGGTCGTTCGGCCTTCAGCAGCAGCAGTTCGCGCTCAATGAGCGAGCCGCGAATCGCCGCGATGAGCCCGAGCAGGTCCGCATCTTGCGGGCAACGGGCGTTGATCCGGCGAGCGCAGAGGGAAAGAAGCTGCTTTTCCCGAAGACGGACACCCCCATCAGCGCCACGGACAAAAAGGCAATCTTCTCGGCTGAGGATGACGTGCCCCGGCTTGAGGCCACGATCCAGAACATCCAGCGCGCTAAAGAACTCAATCCCAGCGTCTACTCGGGCGTGGGCGCCAGTATCCGCGGCACTATGGGCGCCAAGCTGCCGGATATGCTGGTCCCGGACGCCATCGCATCCCCGGAGCGTGGCGCCGCGACCTCTGAGTGGGACCAGCTCATGGGCGCCGAAGCAATCAAACTGATGGGCGAAACCCTGAAGGGGGCGTCAACCGATTTCGAAATGCGCAAGTTCCTTGGCATCGCAGCAGATACGTCTCAGCCGCCCAAAGTGCGCGAGAATGCGATGAATCGTTTCGTTGATCTCGCCAACAAGGAACTTGACCTGCGGAAGAAGCGAGCCTCCGGCCTGCGCAGCGGCGACTACTTCAAGCCTGACGGCGGCCAAGGCGTAGCCGCGCCTGAAGGCGCGATTAAGATGCTCAAGGCCGACCCATCCCTCCGCGAGCAGTTCGACGCGAAGTACGGCGCTGGCTCTGCCGCCAAGGTGCTGGGCAAGTAAATGGCGAACGTCTTCGACCAATTCGACGGCAGGGCGCCGGACGGCCGGCCGCGGATCGAAATCCGCCCGGCTGCCAAGGGCCTGGACCTGGACCCGCGCTCGCGTGACCTCGTGGTACGGACTATTCTGGGCGAGGCTGGCGGGGAGGGAGATGATGGGCAGGCCGGCGTTGCCGCGGTCATCGCCAACCGGCTGCGCTCAGGCAAGTTCGGCAAGTCCGCTGCGGATGTGGTGCTGGCGCCCAATCAGTTCGAGCCATGGTCCCGGCTGGATGCTCGCCAGCGCATGCTCGGCTACTCGCCGGACAGTCCCGAATACAAGCGCGCGAATGCGGCGCTGGAGCGCGTTCTGGCTGGCGACGATCCGACCGGCGGGGCCACGCACTTTTTTGCGCCGGCCGCACAGGCTGCGCTTGGTCGTGAAGCGCCGAAATGGGCGACGGGTGAACCCACCGTGATCGGCCGCCACAACTTCTATGCCCCGGACGGCAAGCCGAAGGCGGCGCAGGCGATTGATCGTTCTCGGCCGATCATCAACAACTCGGATGGCTCGTTCTCAACCGAGCGAACTATCACGGTTGGATTCGACGACGGATACTACAACATCCCCACCATAGTGGACGGCAAACAGGTCTCCGAGAGCGAGGCGATCCAGCACTTTAAGGCGGGCCGAAACAAGGCTGTCGGACACTTTGCGACGCAGCAGGAGGCGGAAGCCGCCGCTAAAGCCCGCTCCGGTGAGATTGGCCGTGTACGAGGGGCGGAAGCGCAGTCTGGACGCAACCCGTTCGACCAGTTCGACGCCCCGGCCGCTCGGCCGCAGGAAGCCGCCTCATTCAATAGTCGTTTCGCGCCCAATCCCGTCGAGGCGCTGATCGCCCCGGAGATGAGTGGCATCCCGTCGAACGCGGCGACCCTCGCTCCGGCCATGCGGCGCGCGGCGGATGAAAGACTTGTGTCGGCTGCAGGCGAAACGCCGGGCGGCACGTTCGCCAGTAGCGCCATGAACACGATGTTGTTGAACATCCCGCGCAATATCTCGGCGGGCCTTGCGGCGGCAACCACTGACATTCCGTTCTCCGAAGCCTATCAGGGCCTCAAGGACATTGATGAGGCGTCGGCTCGGCTCAACCCGAAGTCCGCGATTGCGGGTACTGTGGCAGGCGTTGTCGGCGGCGCTGTTGCGCTTCCGGGCCTGGGTGGCGCCGCGACTACAGCAGGCCGCATGGGCCAAGCCGCTGTCACGGGCGCCGGATATGCAGCCGCTAGCGAACTGCTCGACAGCAAGGACCCGGTCAAGGCCGCAGTGGCAGCCGGGTTCGGTGCTGCGCTCGGTGCCGTGGCGGCCCCGATCGCCGAGAAGGTCGTCAACGTCGTCACCAGCTTCGTGAAGCGCGGCAAGACCGATGTCCGCTTTCTGAACAACGATGGTACGCTGACCCAGGAGGCGGTTGACGCTGCGAAGGCGGCGGGCATTGATCCTGCGGACTTCCATGCCGTTCTTTCGCGCGCCTATGCATCCAAATTTGCGGACCGAGGTGCCTCGCCGAGCACGGCTCGAGACGCGGCAGCGGGCGAGTTCGGGATCAAGCTTTCGCCCGGCCAATCGACCGGCGATTTCACCCGAACCAAGTACGAGCGCGACGCGGCCGGTGGGCTGTACGGCCCATTCGCGACAAAGGCGGCTCGCGGGTTCTTTGACGAGCAGACGGGGCAGGTTCAAGCGGCCCGCGGCGGAGTGCAGGACGAACTTGCCGGCGGCAGCCGTGTGGTGGAGTCCGTGGACGAGGCGGCGCAGGTCGTTCGCGAGGGCATTAAGCGGAAGGCGGGCGAGGCGCGGGCAGACTTTAAGGGCAAGTATGAGCGCGCATTCGACCAAGAGGGCGAGTTCAGCGACATCGCATTCCGCGGCGTCGGCGACCGCATCGGCCGCGCGCTGTCCGACTCCCCGAACCCGGTCATCATTGACGATGTGACCACACCAATCGCGGCCCGCGCGATCCGTGACCTGGACAACATCTCCAATCTCAAGATCCAGAACCTTGCAGACCCTTCTGGAGCGCCCGACCCGTCCAAGATCGTGGCGGTCAACCTGCGCGGCGTCGAGCAGGCCCGCAAGCGCCTAGTGTCATTCTACACTGCAGCCAAGTCCAAAGGCGACGCTTCGGACATTCGGGCGACGCAGCGTGTCATTGACGCCTTTGACGACGAGATCGAGCAGGCAATCACCACTGGCCTGTTCACCGGCTCCGACGATGCTCTAAAGGCGATCAAGGAAGCCCGGATGGCCTACCGGGACTATCGCCGCACGTTCACCCCCCAAGGTCGGGGTGATGATGTGGGGCAGGGCCTGCAGAAGATTATCGAGCGCGACGCTACGGCTGGCGAGGTCGCCAACTATCTCTATGGCGCCAGCCAAGTCGGCGAGAAGGGCGTGTCGTCCCGCATGGCGGTGCGGCTCAAGCAGGTCTTCGGCGAGGGCTCCGAGGAATGGTCCGCCGTCAAGCAGGGCCTGTGGATGCGCCTAACGTCCAAGCCAGAGGGCATGACCGATTTCGGCCCGCAAGCCATGTCCGAACGGATATTCAAGTTCCTGCATGGCCCCGGAGCGGACACGGCCCGCGCGATCTTCGGAAAGGAAGAACTGGCGAAAATGGGCCGGCTTGCGGTTGCCATGAAAAACGTCGTCCCGCCGAAGGATGCTGTGAATTGGTCAGGGACGGCGTACACGATGGCGGCGCTCCAGGGCGGCGGGCTGGGCGGGACAGCACTGTGGTTCGGCTCTGATCCGGCGACCGCCGCGTCACTTGCAGCGTTGCGCGTCGGGGGCAAGTTCGGGCGGGACGTGCTCCGTGGCCGGTCTGCCAGCAAGCACTTCGCCAGCGGGCCTCCCTCAACGGTACAGCAGCCCGGCGGGGCCTATACGGGCTCGACCGGCGTAGCCGGCGGGCTCAGCGGTAAGGAGGCGGAGGAGGCAACTTACCCGTCTCGCTGAAGTGGCGAGCTGGGTGATCATCCCAATCGCGCATCCAATATCCGTAGCGGATGCGGGTGCGGATCATGGGCCACCAGACCAGACACTGAACTATGACAAGTTCAATCAGGCTGCGGATCGGCCAATGCGCGCGCGCCTGCGCTCTCATTAACACGTCGGCTGGACATCGGTAACTGGGGTCGCAGTCCATGAGGGTCAGGGCAGCCCTGGCTGCCGATCCGATCTCTACCACTAAGTAAATCGACCAAAGCATAACCCCGGCCCACAAGAGAACCTCCAGGGCCAGGCTGAGACGATCACGAGGGGCGCGCGGCATCGCCGCAATGTAGTGCCCCGACCCAGGAACATTCAAGGACCCCAAGGCCGCCCCAGGGCGGCTTTTTGCGTTGGAGATCTCCTATAATGGCCGGACAGTTTACTAACCCGTTCCCGCAATTCTTCAATTCGACGCCGACCGTCTATGCGTCGGGAAATCTGTATTTCTACGTCTCCGGCACCTCCACGCCGCTGGACACCTATTCGGACGAGGATCTGTCCGTCGCCAATGCCAATCCGGTCCCGCTCAACTCGGCAGGCCGCCCGGCCACGCAAATCTTCCTCCAGGACGCGGATTACAAAGTTGTCTTGAAGGACAGCGCCGGCACCACGATCTGGACCGCCGACCCGGTACGGGCTCGTGACTCGGCGCTCGTGATCGCGACCAAGACCGGCTCCGGCTCGCCGTCCGGTGTTGTCGCGGGCACCGCTGGCTCTGCTGGCGTGCTCCCCACGATGTACTGGGACTACACCAACGAGATTCTTTACGTCTGCACGCTCACGGGCTCGGCCGCTACCGCGGAGTGGACGGCTATCAACGCCTCCGCAGCGACTCAAACATTTTCCGCGCCGCAGGGCCGGCTGACGCTCACCAGCGCCACGCCTGTTCTCGTCTCCGATGCGACATCCGCCACTGCGGTCTACTATACGCCGTTCGTGGGCAACCTGGTGCCGATCTACAACGGCACGTCAATGGTGCCAACCACGTTCTCGGAACTCACGCTGACGCTCGCCTCTCAGCATGTGCTGAGCACGATCTATGACGTGTTCGTGTTCTCGAATTCCGGAGTGGTGACGCTGGCAACCGGCCCAGCGTGGTCTGTGTCGACGGCTGGCTCTGGCGCGCGCGGGACCGGGTCGGGCACGACGCAGTTGGCGCGCGTCGGCGGCCTTTGGACGAATGCGGTTCAGATCGCCGGGCGGAACGGGGCGACCACGTACACGATCGGCGCGAACCTGGCGACATATCTCGGGTCGATCTTCATCGACGGGTCCGCCGGCCAAGTCACTTGCCACACGGCATTCGGGCAGAGCCGGAAATGGGGCGTGTGGAATGCCCACAATCGCGTTCCTGTCATTCTTAAGGCGGGCGATGCCACGGCCTCGTGGAGCTACAACACCGGCACCATCCGCGCAGCAAACGGCGCCGCCGCCAATAGCCTGACCATTTTCAGCGGTCTTCCGGAAGAGGTCTATCAAATCGATCGCTTCCAGACCGTGGAGAACGGCACCACTGGCAGCAACACGGGCGAGGCGACCGCCGGCATCGGAGTCAACTCGACGACGGCCTACTCGGGGTTCGTTGGCGCTGGCCTCATTTCCGTGAGCGGCATTTCTGGCATTGTTTTCACCTCTACTCTGCACGGCCGTCATGTGGCGCTCCCGTCGATCGGTATCAACACAATCTCGGCGCTAGAGCAGGGTTCAGCGTCTGGCACTGACACATGGCGCGGCGGTGAGGAAGATTGCCTCCTGACCGCGATGTGGCGCGCCTAACTCCAATCATAAGGACTACGGCCATGCGGCTATTCCCCGCCACCCTTTGGCTTGCGCCGATGGCGTGGCTCGGCATGTGCATCGGCGCAGCGGCGCAAGCTCACCACCACCCCACAGAGACGCTGACTGGCGACGTGGCTCGCTTCTACGAGACGTGGATGAAGCCGGACAAGCCGACTTCGTCCTGTTGCAACAAACAAGACTGCTACGCGACCGCGGCACGGTTCGAGAACGGCAGATGGACTGCCCGCCGCCGCGAGGACGGCAAGTGGCTGCCTATCCCCGAAAGCAAGATCGAGCGCAACAGAGACATGCCGGACGGCCGCGCGCATCTGTGCGCCCCGCCAGCCGGTCATCCCCACTACGGACCGGACGAAGTGTTCTGCTTCGGCGCCGGGGCAGGAGGCTGACCATGTTCCAGTTCGTCCTTTTCCTTGTGCTCACGACTACGAACCAGGGGCAGGTCCACACGCTCACCGAGCAGTCGTTCAACACCTATCAGGAATGCGCCGACTCCATCCCCGACGAGATCATTTCGCGGCAGCGGCACATTGCCGAGGCCGGCGCACCATTCGTCATCGGCATCGGCTGCCTGAAGACCGGCGAGAAATCATAGGAGGCCGCAATGAAGGACTGGCTCAAGGCAATCCCCGGCGCGGTCTATGACCAGTCGGTGGAGGTGATCGCGCGCTATCCGCGTGCGGCGTTCTGGGTGATCGCGATCCCGCTCGGCTACTACGTTCTCAAAGGCGCGTTCATTGTCATTAAGTGGGCGGTGCTCTGATGGCTGACCCTCGTTGGCTGGCCGAGGCCCGCACGTTCATCGGCACACGGGAAGCGCCTGGCCGCAAGCACGAGTCGAAGATCCTCCACTGGTGGAAGCTCATCCGCGCCCCGTTCACGGATGACGAAACGCCGTGGTGCGCCGGCTTCGTCGGCGGCATGCTGGAGATGGTCGGCATCAAGTCGTCCCGGTCAGCCGCAGCTCGCTCCTATCTCAAATGGGGCGCGAAGATCGATCGTCCAGTGCTCGGGTGCATCGTCGTATTTGAGCGCGGCCCGCGCAACGGGCATGTCGGTTTCTATGTCGGCAAGGACAGCCGCGGGAATCTCCGCATCCTGGGCGGCAACCAGGGTGATGCGGTCAATATTAAGTCGTTCGATCCTGCACGGGTGCTTGGGTATCGGTGGCCCGTTGGAGAGCCCTTTCCCGTCGGGAAGCCTGTCCCGGTTGAGGACACGGACGAGCCTGTTTCGCGTCGCGAGTCGTTCGCCGATCTTCCTCCTGACGCTGAAGAGGTAGATGACGCCACGCCGTCCACACTGGTCGGGCAGATCAAGCAGTGGATGAACGGCATCGGTACGACGGCTGCGGCCATCTTCTCCAGCATGTTCGACTGGCGTATCGCCGCGCTGGTGGTCGCGGCCGGCCTGATCGTGTTCCTCGTCATTTGGTTCTCAAAGAGGCGCTGATGGACATCCTGTTCACCGGCATCGCTTGGGCCAAATGGCTGGCGGCTTGGGTTGCGTGGCTCGGTATCGGCCTTGTGCCGCTTGCCGTCGCCGCTGCGGTCATGTGGGCATTCCCTCCACTTCGGAAGTGGGCACTTCTGGCCGGCATCGGCTGGGGGCTCTGGTTCTTTGGCTACACACTCGGAGACACCAATGGGGCTGCACGGATCACCAAAGAGTGGAGGGCAGCCGAGCAGCGCGCCATCCAGCGAGGGGCGGATGCCCGCGAACGGGCCGAGCGTGAGATCGAGCGCGAAGATAGCGGCGGTAGCAATGGCGTGCCTCGTGCTGGCAGGGTGCCAAACGACATCTACGACCGTGACAACCCGTGAGGCCCAGTGCAAACCGTGGCGGGCGATCACCTATTCGTCGTCCAAGGACACCAAGCAAACCGTTCAGCAGATCCGCGTGCATAACCGCACCGGCCAGCACTTGAAGTGCTGGAGGTGAGGATGAGCCACGAAGAGATGCGCGAGGTGGCAGAAGCCGCCGCCGATGCCGCGGTTGCCCGTGCCTTCATGCTTCTCGGCTTCGACGCTTCGGATGCCAAGGAAGTCCGGGAAATGCAGGCCGATTTCCTGCATCTCCGCAATTGGCGCAAGAGCACCGAGGCGGTCAAGCGTAAGGCGCTATTGACAGCCGTTGGCGTCATAGTGACCGGCGCAATTGGGTATCTGCTCGTAGCGTTCAAGTGGCCGACCGGAGGCCACTAAGTGGCGCAAGCCCCGCTCTCCGACGAGCTTGCCCAGGAGGCGCTCGACGCCTTCCGCGAGCACGGCGCTAAGGACATAGCGGCCCGCGCGCTCAACCTCCCGCCCAAGACCTTCCGCCATCGGCTGAAGATTGCCGAGGAAAGGGGGATGCACCTGTCCATCCGCGCCCGGACGGAGGTCCACGACGCGGCTGGCAATCTCCAGCGCACATACACCCAGCTCAAGCAAGAGCCCGGCGACCGCTTCGAGCCCCCGGAGGGGTTCGCGGTCCAGCGGATCGCCACCTACACCGGCCCTGACGGCCGGATCGTCGGACAGTGGCAGACCGCCACCCGCGACGCGGAAGACACCCTGGCGGCCCTGCGGACGGTCGTAGACGAGCTAAAGCAGGATCTGCCGCGCGTCGCCCCCACGAAGGGGCCAGAGCACACCAACGCCCTGCTGCTCAACCAATACACCATCACTGACCTCCATATGGGCATGCTGGCCTGGGGGGAGGAGACCCGCGGCGACCCCTACGATTTGCAGATTGCCGAACGGCTTCTGACGGACTGGTTCTCTGCGGCCATCGCCATGGCGCCGGATGCCAAGGTCGGGCTGCTCGCACAGCTCGGCGACCTCCTGCACCACGACTCCCACGAAAGCGTCACGCCGGCCCACCGGAATGTCCTGGACGCCGACAGCCGTCTCCAGAAGGTGATCCGCGTGGTGATCCGGGTGTGGCGCCGCATCGTCGCCATGCTGCTCGAGAAGCACGAACGAGTGCATCTAATTATGGAGGCGGGCAACCACGATCCCGCCTCAAGCGCCTGGCTCCGCGAATTGCTGTTCGCCATCTACGAGGACGAGCCCCGGGTGACGGTGGACAACAGTCCCAGCCTCTATCACGCCTACGAATGGGGCAAGACGGCGCTGTTCTATCACCACGGCGACAAGCGGAAGGTGAAGAACGTCGATCATGTCTTTGCCGGCATGTTCCGCGAGATATTCGGCCGAGCCTCGTACAGCTATGGGCACGTTGGGCACCTCCACAGCGATGAAGTGGTCGAGACGAACCTGATGCGCGTGGAGCGGCACCGGACCCTTGCGCCTGCCGATGCCTATGCTGCCGGCGGCGGCTGGCTGTCGAAGCGCGACGCCAAGGTCATTACGTACTCGCAGCAATTCGGCGAGGTCTCCCGCATAACCCTGTCACCAGCGATGGTCAGCACACAATGACGACATGCGCGTATAAGGACGGCATACTTGCAACGGACTCGTGCTGGACTTTCGGAGATACGCAAACCACATCACTTATTAAGGTGCGGCGGCTCGCCAGTGGCGCGCTTCTCGGTGGAGCGGGGGACAATGACGATCGGTCGGTCGTCACCCTGCTCGACAAGGTGAAAACGTTTGAGAAGTTGCCCAGCAAGGCTGACCTAGCCGCTACTCGTTGTTGCTTTGTGGGGCTGCTCGTTCTTCCCCGTGGAAAGGTCGTGATGATCGATATCGAGCCCATTGAAGGCTATACTCATTTCGATGCACAGGTTTGGGAAGCAAACCGGGGAATTGCTGCGATTGGAAGCGGATCGCGCTATGCGCTCGGCGCCATGGCGGCAGGCAAGAGCGCCAAGGATGCTGTCGCGATCGCCTGCCGCTTCGACATCAATTCGCGTCCGCCAGTCCACACGATGGCCCTTCAGCCCAAGCGATGAACCAAGAACGAATCTTCCGCTACGTGCCGGTGTCGAAGGCGATGGACCATTGCCTTATGGGCTGGATGCCAACCAATGCCTTTGAAGACTGCCGCCACGGCGAATTCTCGGTCCTCATGGAGTACCGCTGCGTATGTCGGGACACGTCCTCGTCAAGCTTCGGTCGATCGTCTACAACGACCGCTTTGAACTCGCCATTACCGACAGAAGCACTGGCGAATGCCGGGTGATCCCGCTGGATGACGACCAGCTCGCGGTCCTCGGGTGGGAGTTCGCGGACGCCCTGATGCAGCGGCACGCCTACCAGAAGCGGCTATCGCGCCAGCCAGTCCCGAAAAGCCGGATGCTCGACTACGGGCCGGATCAGCAGCAGCCAGCCGAGCACCAGCAGGCCGCCGAATAGTGTGAGCCGCAGCGGCCTATTCAGGTGCCTATGTCGCATTCCTAAGTTCCGGCGTGAGCTGTACGGCGAGCCACACAGCGGCATGCGCCGACCCTATTGCCTCATCCCCAGCCGCCGCATTCTTCACCACATCGGCCGCGTTGGTCCAGGCGTCTCGTGCCCGGATGTCCTTCGGTAATTCCCGCATCAGCTTCCTGGCGTCGTCCAGTGTCCTGATTTCCACATCCTGCACCATGACAGGCTTCGGGAACGGGGTACTCCACGGCATGACGCTACTCCACTGAAACGGCGATTCAACGCCCGCCGTCCGTGCCTGTTCCCCGCCTGTCGATTACGCGCATTTTCTCTGATAAAATCAGCACCTTCTTGGGCGCCTTCCTGTGCTCGGCCTCGAGCAATGCCCGCGCGCCGTCCAGACCAGCGGCACGGCCAAGGATCTCGACCGGCTTCCCCCTCGTCACATCAGCCGCGCTCCATTCCGCGATCTCATATCGCAAGTCCTCCGGCGTCATCTCCGGCCGCAGCCGAACGTCGTCAACGCTCGGCGGCTCGCTCAGGCTCACCCGCATGGATAGCCGGAACACCTCACCCAGCATCCCGCCAGGCGTGCTGCGCAGCCATTGAACGGCGGCTTCCTTGAGGCGGGCGAGGGGGTGGGTGGGTTCCGTCATTTCCCGATGCTACACTGCGCCCATGGCCAAGAAAACCGCCGGCAAGCCCGTGATGTGGAACGTCTATGTGATGCGGGCGAAGCGCGTGCAAATCGGCGTGGTGCATGCCGCGACCGAGGAGGAGGCGCTGCAGCTCGCCTATGAGCAGCATAAGGTTCCGCCTCAGAGCCGGTTCAAGGTGAGCGTGGAGCGCTACCGTTCATAGCGCATCACTGGCGCTCGACCATTGGCCCGCATTCTGGCCAGTGGTAGCGGACCTGGCCGTACCGGACATGCGACTGGCCCATGGTGATTTGCTGGCGACAGTCGCCGCAGACCATCGGCGGCTCATTCTTCATCTCGGCGTCAACCCATTCGTCCAGGACTTTCTTGACGTCGAATAGCGGGTCATCGATCATCGGCGGCTCCTCCGTCAGTGATTAGGCAGCACCGCGTTCGGTGGCCTTCCGCCAAAGCCGCAGCGAATTGCCGTAGGCTATCCAGTGCAAGCCGCATCCCCTGCAATGATCCGGCCTACCGTGCTCTGGCGGGCTGGCGTCTGCCTTGCAGCTCGGACACACGAAAACCTGACGTTCGACTTGGCGCCCCCCCGGGACAAGCGCTGACGGCAAGCCCTCTCGTTGGGTGAGAAAGGCAGAAAGAAGATGGTGCTCGGCATCGTTCGGAACGATGGTCATGACCTCTCCGTCATTGATCTCTTGTTTGTGACGCCTGTCGGGGTGGCCGCAGGTACTAAGCAAGCCCGCCAGGGCCTACCATTCGCCGCAACCACCCCCAAGCCTGACGCTCCGGGTTTCGCTGGCGCTCCACCTTAGAGCTCATAGCCGCCGCTCGGCACACGGTGCTCTCACGTCAGGCGGTAACATCTTGTCACCAGGACCGGGTATGCACAGCGAGCCAAAGCGCTTGCCTATTGCCTCGGCCGCCTGCGTGCACTGCTCTTTCGAGGAATAACCAGGGATCGTAGCGAGCGCCTTGCCGGCATCGCCGCTGCCGCCGGCCAGAAGATAAAGTACAAGAACCCATGTCATGCTTATTCTCCGTGTCATCTAGAAAACGAGGCGTGCCAGCAAGCCCACGCCGTTCCAAAACGCGATCGTCAGAGACGACACGACGAAACATACGATGATCGTCTCCATGGGAGAAGTGTTGGGCCTCGGAGGTGGATAGCTAATGTGGCTCATTCTCGGTCCTCATCTATCACCCAAATCGATCGTCGGCGGCGGGTTAATGGGTTTCCATGCGACCGGAGTGTCTTCCGCGCCCCACCAACCACGCGACCACCAGCCCGGCCGCGCAGCCAAGTCGCCCCAATAGGCGACCTTGTAGACCTCGCCATCGTCATCGTCCGGCACATAGACCAGGACGCGCGTCCCATCCCGCGGCGCCGACTCCATCGGCCTCCACGCAACCGCGTCAATGAGCGTCTTCAGGTCATCCATCGGATGGCGCTCCTTGCCCATCAGCGCCAGGCGCGGGCGGCAATGCGCGCCACTCGGACTCCGACATGACGATCGGTGTCGCATTCGGGTGCCGAGCCATCACAAACCCTTCGACCATCACCATGAAATAAAGTGGGTTGCCGCCATAGAGCCGCGTCGCCTCAAGCTCCCGGCGCTCCCGGAAGTATCGCTTCAGGTCGCTGCCCATGACGCGGAACGTCTCTTGATAGAGGGTGGTCATTGTGTCCTCGCTATTCGCTTATCTGTGCATCACACGTTCGATGTAGTCCGCCTTAGCGGCGGACGGCGGAAGCGCGTGGATGGCCTCGCGCAATCTGTGCTCGGCCGAGAGCATGTCGCGCTCCACGGCCCCGTCAGGGGACGGACCAAATTGCTGCCAGATAGCGCAGAGCGTCATCCAACTCTGTGCCGCTTCGGCGATGCGCTGCACCGCGCTCGCAGGTAGTTGGCCGCCGGGTCTCATTTGCCCTCCTGCGCAGACTGCTCATCTCTGCGCATCGCGCGAGCCGCGGCAATAGCTGCCTTCATGTCGGGGAAGTGGCGAATCCCGCGATACTTGGCGATGGTGAATTCCTCCAAGCCGACCGCGAACACCGGGACGCCAGACGACAGGGCGGCGCCGATCTCGACCCAACCGCCCTTGAGAACTTCACCAGGCTCCCGATAGGCGATCAGCACTCGGCAGCCGGCGGCCTCCGTCAAGCAGCGGTGCCAAAGGTCGTGAAAGTCGGAGGTCTCGCCTTCGCCGGCTTCATCGATCCAGGTGGAGATGATGGGCTCCCCCACCTTGTCGCGCAGGAATCGCCAGCGTGGCGCGTGCTTCGTCTTGCTTGCGATGTAGATGCCGTCACGCATCGTTGTCCTCGCTGTTCAGGTAACTGCGACGGCAACCGGGCAGTCCCGGAACTCAAGGCGCCCAGACCGTAGCAGCGCTCGCGCCTCGTCATGCGTGACGAGATACATGATGCTGTAGTGGGCGATCAGATGCTCCTCGTCGTCCGCGGAGAGCATGATCGGGCCATTGGGACCGTCCTTGGCGTGCTCGCGGGCCGCCTGCTCGACAAGGCTATCGAACCATCTGCTCATGGCTTCCGCTCCTGTGGCGCTTGCTCACCGTCAGCGCGGGGCATGGTGAACACCATTCTCGTGCCGCACCGCCCGCAATTTGCGAACGGGTTGGATGTCCATCGCGACTGATAGTCGTCGCACCCGTTCGGGCATCTGGCATTTCGGAGCAGCGGCTGGCGCTCAGTCATCGGCTCTGTTCCTTCTCACCGTCAGCGCCATCCATCCTGTCGGCCTCGTGACACGCTGCGATCCACTCGGCCTCTGCGACGCACAGCGCCTCCATGGCGGCATCCATTCGGCGCTTTGCTTCAAGCGCCCGGTAGTGCGCGGCATAGCGCTCGCCATAGGTCGGTTCGCACATGGTCATCGTCAATGGACCCCCGCCAGATAGCCGCAGGCGACGCCCCCGACGAACAGCGCGACGCAGCGGGCAAATTCCCACGGCTCCGGTCGCACGAGGAAGCTGCAGCCGATTGCGATCGCAAGTGTTGTCATGTCGTCCTCGTTTCTGTGATGACACTGGCGTTCATGCCGCCGCGGCAACCTCTGCCCAGAACTCGTCATCGATCTGCCGGTACGCGGCCTCTGCCTTCGGGTCCTGACCCGTGATGGCCTTGAAGCCGGCAGCATCGATTGCGATGGTCGATCCGAGGTCACCCCGGCGGTTGTGGTAGTCGAGCAGGAAGCGCGCCTGCTTGATGTCCACCGCGTGGCGCCGGTAGCTCTGGAATTCGGCCCACGTCTCCGCGTCAGTGGCGAGCGAGCGAGCAAGGCCCGTCTGGCAAGCCTGATCGGCGCTGTCGATGTAGATGATCTCGATGAAGCTGCGGCCCATGTCAGTCTCCCAGTCTATTGATCAGCGGCGGGTCGGCCACTGCGGGACGTTCCGCCAGCCTAGAAACTCATCGCCCTCGTCGAGGCTGACGGCGTGGTATCGCGAGCCCTCGCCATCGTCTCCGGTCTCACGAAACCAGCCGGTCGTCGGGTGGCCGTCCTCATCGCACGTCTGGCATTTTTCGCCGTCAGGGCATTCGTATTCGTAGCGAAGCCGATAACCATTGAGGTACGTGGCGGCGAAGGAGTAGACCTTGCCGTTGCGGGCGCGACGAACAGCGACAATGAACTCGCCCTCGGACCCATGGGCGACAGGTGGATTCTCGGAGCTGCCACGCCACGTCTCGTCAGTCTTGTCCATCTCACTTCTCCTCGTTGAGGGGCGCTGTGCTGCTGTATGTGCCGGTCACGACTGCTCAATGCGGGCCGGGGGCGCGGGCATTTCGATGCGCGTCCAGTGCGTGTGGTAGTCCGGCCATCCGCCTACTTGCTTTCGGATGATGGTCGGCAGCGGGTCGGGGTCCGCATCCGTCTTCACCGCAATCTCGATCTGGACCGTTAGTCCCACGTCGAGGGGCGACCCGACGTAGGGCGGCTCCACGATGGGGAACACCCACCACAAAACGGCGCCTTCATCCTCGGTCCACTCGCTCAGCGGGCGCGCTTGCAACACGTCCATCCTCAGCCCTTCCTCTCTGTCCTGTGGTCAGTGAGATCGGCCGCCGGGAGGGCCTGTTCGGCTGTCCCGGCGGCCTCCAGTCCCTCAGCCGTTTGGGTCAGTGACGGCGAGGGCTCAGCCGCGGCGCGTGTTCGCTGATCGACCAGATCGAGCATGAAATGCAGCCATGCCTTGACCTTCGCGGCATCTTCGGCCGACAGCTCAAGGGGGATGTGCAGCGATGCGTGACCTTCCTGCAGGGGCAGGACCGCCTGCGGCGCCTCTGGGTAGCGCAAGTAGACGACCCGTTCGCGGTGTCGCGTCATGCCTCGGTCCTCGCTGATACTGTGGCAGCGCGGCTCACGCCTTGGCGAACCGCTCACGCATCCCTCTGTCGTGGATGTCTTGCTGCCCGGCGGAGATCTCCTCGCGGGCTCTCTGAACCGCCAACAGAGCGTTGGTGTACCGCGGGTGCGCCTGCAGCATCTCGATCCGGTGGATCATGCTGTCCAGGTCATTGACGATGATGGAGGCTTCTCGGCTCAAATCCCGTTCCATTGCGGATCTCCTGCTTGCTGCCTGTTGCTCGATTTCTGTCAGTAGTTTTGGGCTCGGTCCTCGCATGGCGCTCACGACTGCCCCTGCGGCGGTGATGCCGCGCCAGTGCCATCGGGCGGACACACCGGCCGGTTCTGGCCCTTGACGATGTCGTGCAGCAGCAGATGCTGCCCGCACTTCTGGCAAATGGAGAACCGGCGTACCGCGGTCCCGACGCGAGGCTCGACGGGCTCAACCGGAGGCCGGTCCTCGATCGTGTGAAGCATCTCAGGCGTCCAGCGGCGGTCCTTCACGGCGGGCCCTCTCTCGTTGATGCAGCGGCAGTGCCATCGGGCGAGGTGAGGGGCCGCCAATGCGTCGGCGCTCCGTCTGGATCGTCTGCGTTCCAGGTGATCGAGCCGTCCGGCGTCACCCACATCCCGACCGTGCCGGGGAACAGTCCGTTCTTCTGGATGTGTCCCCACTGGAGGGGCCAAATCTCCTGGGCCTTGCCGCCCTCCATCCAGGTGAGTTCGATCACAGTGCCGTCTTTCGGCGCGGTCTCGATGGGGAGCCATTCGCGGGCGGCCGGACCTCCGGCCTTATGACCGGGATTACCCCGGCCATGCCCGTCGAGAGCCAGCTTCGCGGTGGCGCCGAGATTGGCGAGAATGTCCTCGGCCGGGAGGTCTATTGGCATTCCGGCCATGTAGACGACCTCCTCAAGCGCCGCCTGTAGTCGCTCGATCGCGGCACGGTCCGCGACCAGCGCCTTGGCCACGTCATCCGAGAAAGTCGCGCCGTCCCAGTAGACGACCGGACCATCTGGTGCATCGGCTCCCACCGTCCGCTTGAGGTCGAGCAGGATGCGGACATGCTCGTCTTCCAGCAGACGCCAGAAGCGCGCGACGTGGTCGCTCATCGGGGTCTCGCAGGCGTCGTTCACGGCTGACCTCCCGCGCGCTCGGCCACGAGGTCGCCCAGCTCCATCAGGAGGCGGGTCGTCTGCCGCTTGGTGTCGGGGCGGGCGTCGCCGCCGGCCTCGCGGGCGAGGTTCTGGCGGATGAGCCGGGTCCGGCCGCGGATCGCGAGGTCAGTCGGGAACCGGGCGTCCAGCGTATCGAGCAGCGGACGGATGTGAGCAGCCGCCCCAGGTGGCACAGTTTCGGCACAGATATAGGGCGATGTTCTTGCAGCGTTCACGCCTAGATCGGCGGAACGGTCGTTATTTTCCAAGGACTTAGCCTTGGGAATATCGTTTACACCGAGATGATCTGCCATGAGAAACACCCTATAACATTGGGTTTGTGAGGTCAACGGCACAGTTTCGGCACTGGAACGGGCGGTTAGCTCAGCCGGTAGAGCGCGTCCTTTACACGGACGATGTCGGCGGTTCGATCCCGTCACCGCCCACCAGCCGGCCCCTGCGGCATCGGCATCCAGTGCGTGGCTTTGGCGACGCTGCCGCCGCTGTCCTTCTGCCAAACGTTGTGCGGCTTCCCGATCCAGCGGGCCGGATAGGCGCACTTCACGGCGAACGATTCCCACACGAGGATGCGGGTGCCGTCCTTCGGCGCCGTAGCGATTTCCTGCCAGTCCATTCACACCTCCGCTGCGTCCTTCTGCCAGTCCGGGTGATGGTGCCCGTAAGTCCGCTCCAGCATCCGCACGGACATCCCGAGCGCGCCGGCCGCCTGCCACAAGTCCACCCGATCGTGCATCATCCACGTCGCCCTGGTGTGCCGTAGGGTGTGGGGCGTTACTGCATCGTCCAGCCCGGCAGCCTTGCGCGCCGTGACCCAGGACCGCCGCAGCTTCGTCACCGGCCGCCCATCGTAGTGAACCACCCGCTTCGCCTTGGGGTGCGCCTGCTCGTCCAGCCGGCGCCACCGCCGAAGGTGCGCCAGGATGCGCGAGCCGAGCCGCACGCGCGGCGTCCGCTTCGTCTTGGACTCGGCCTTGCCCGGCGCCCGGCGCCGCATCGTGCCGCTGTGCAGGTCCACCCAGGACCATTCCAGCCCCAGCAGGACACCCGACCTCGAGCCCGTGTAGAGGCCGAGCAGGATGAACCGGGCGAGGTGCGGCGTGCGCCTGGCGGTCCGTAGGAGCTTCGCGGCCTCGGATCTGGTCAGCCATCGCTCGCGACCTTCAGCCTTGTCCGGGAGAACCACGGTCGGCACGACGGGGAGGGGGTGCTTGTGCGCGTGCCAGTACCGGACGGCAGCCCGGAGGGTTTCAAGGTCTCGGCGAGCCGCCGAAGCCGGTCGGTCAAGCGCATACGCGCGACAAGTCGGGCCAGCGATTTCAGAGACACGCTTGCCCGACCACCACCGGAGAAGATTGCCGATCGTGTGAGCGACGTTCTCGGGGCGGGCTGTGTGCGGGCCATGTTCCTCACCGTAGACGTTCAGGACATCGTCGATGAGCGGCGCGGGGCTGGGCTCCGGCCGGTGCTTGCGGGCGAGGTACGTTTGGAGAGCTGCTTCAGCTTCTCCACGGTCAGATTCGCCGCAGCCCGTGCGGATGAACGCTGCTCCATCTCGGATGACCCATTGGCCTCTGCGGCTATCGAGCCAAAGCCGCGGCGGCGCCCTTCTTCTCGGCATTTGTTGATCCATTCAGCCATGTCGGCGGGCGTCGTGTAATAGCGGCGCCCGATTGGGAAGATCAGGAGCATACCGCGATCGGCGGCGGAACGCAGGGTCGAGACCGTCAGCCGAGCGGCTGGGAACAGCTCGCATGCGTGCTTAAGGGTGATCGGCTCGTCAGCGTTCACGGTTTTCTAGACCTCGGTTTGGTGAGCAGAAGTCACTGAGACACATCCAGGAGCCCGAGCTGCTTAGGCGGTCGAGGCTTCTCGATGAACAAATCTTGCTGCCGCAAGGCTGCAGCGACCCGCTTGCATGCCAAATCGAAGTAGTTTGGCTCTAGCTCAATGCCGACGAAGCGCCGCCCCAGTTGGACAGCAGCCATGCCCGTTGTCCCCGAGCCCATGAAGGGATCTAGGACGGTTTCGCCGGGGGTAGACGCCAGCGCGATCGCCCATTTCATCCAAGACAATGGCTTTGGACATGGGTGTCCGGTTTTTTCGGCTGTTTCCGTAGACTCGATCGCAGTGTGTTTGGCGCCCATGTGAAGGTTCGGCGCGCGACCGTACAGCAGCGCGTGAACGAAGCTGCTAAAGCCCCATGTGTTGCGTCCGCAAGCGGCTGGCAGATATACGCCGCCCATGGCTGTCGGCGCCGGTAGATGCCAGATCGCAGGCGGAACCCCGAAGACAAGCCCACGGCCGTCTTTTGTCAGGCTCAGGGCCATCTCAATGGCCGGGACCACGACGGCGCGGTAATTCTCCGGCGTGTCGGAATAGCTCGCATAGCCATCCTTCACGAGGACGCGGTCGGTTCTGCGGTCCTTGGACGCCAAATGAGTGCCGAGATTTACGCCGTATGGCGGGTCGGTAATCAGCAGATCCACGTCATTCAACGTCGGCATTACGTCCCGACAATCGCCCAGATAGAGCGACACGCCATCAGCAATATGTTCGACTCTGTTCATGCTCATTGACAATCAGTCTTCGCCATCGGGCTTGTAGACGTTCACGGTGATGTTGATCGGCGACCACTTCATGAGGCGGCAAACAACGGCCACACCGAGGGTGAGGGAGGCGCCAGCCGCGCCAACCAGAAAGAGCGCGCCTACGAGTGAGAGAGCTGTCCCGGCCATTCCCATGGTCATCCTCACGTGTCCGTCATATGTGCGGCCCGCTCACGGATGCGGCGGGCCGCAATTCTCGTTACGCCGCCTTCTTCTTCGTCACGCGCCCGGCGATGGTCAGAACGGGCTTGGTGCCAAGCGAGACAGGCGGGACGCTAGAAACGTTGAGGTGAGCGGCGGCAATCTCGACCTTGAGGGTGTCGAGCACCGTGCGGGCAAGTCCGATGTGGACGCGGGCCTCCTGGTGGGTCATGTCGCCGCTATCGACCCGAGACCAAATTTCCATCATCTTCTGGCGGATTCCTGCGGTGTCTCGCATTTACCTTTCCTCGGAGGTCCTTGAAGATTGCCCCTAGTTCCGCGACCTCTTTCTCGAAACTAGAGAGTTCGTCAGCCCGCTCTTCGTCGGTGAGCGGCACGTCCATGAGCGGACGCCAAGCGACCTTGGACCAGACTCGCATGGCGAGGCTTTCGGTCTGGGTCGGCGCGTTGTCTATGCCGCAGAAAAACCCTTCGCCGGCTTCAAGGACTGTGACCTCGCAGGCGTAGGGGTCTGTGAGTTCATCGACTAGCCAGAACAGTTCGTCCCGGCCGCGCGCCAGCACGACCCCTAACGGGGCCCTGTCTCCCTTCAGGCGAACCAGGAACGGAACGTAGTCGGCGCCGAGCCACGGATCATCGTTGAGGTCGCTCAGGGCCGCTCGCTCCTCGTAGGTTAGTCGCATCAGTCCTCGCTAATGCTTCATCAGCGCCGGTCGGCAGTCATTTCCGCTTTCGACAGCCGGCCAACGAACGGTCCGCCGGGCCATTGTGCGAGCACTCCGCCAGCGGACTGGAAGATGCGGCCGGAGCCGTTGCACGTTCCGCATTCGTCGGCGCCCATGAAGTCGCCTCCGTCTATGGTGTACGAACTGCGCTGACCGTGGCCTTCGCAGTCATGGCACTTGATCTCTGTCCACTTCGCCATATTGCCCTCACTCATTCCGCAACAGCGCGACTGGCGCGCAGCACGATCTGTTCGCCGCGTTCATGGTCACCCGTCGCGCTCCACAACTCGTCTGCAACGGACAGAGGGTTGATGCGATGCGCGGCCCAGAAGGCGCGCTCGTTCTCCTGGTGCTGCGTGCGGTGGTGTGCGCCGCAGAGCGGAACGACCCATTTGTCGTCGGGCTTCTCGCCGACCCCGACCTGGCGCTTGCCGAATTGGATGCTCGAGAAACGGACGTGCGCGGCTTCGGTTGTCGTCGGGTCGCCGCATATGACGCAGGGCAACCGTCGAATATAACGCAGGTGTTTCTCGGAATGCTGCCGGGGCTGGCGGATCATGTCAGCTCCCACGCGGTATATTCGCTGAGCAGCGCATCTGCCCGGTTGCCGGCTGGCGTGCCGACGACGGTTTCGCTGCGTGACTTCACGTCCAGCAGGAAGCGCACCACGTCGGCCGCCTCGTCATCGCAGGCGATCTTGGCGTAGGGCTTCGCCTGCAGCTTCTGCTCCTCCAGGAAGCGCCAGAACGAAGGCTTCCCGCACGCGATGCCAAGCCGCTGTGCATAGGAGGGTGCCCCGGCAGGGTTCGGCTGCCGGGGCTGTGCGGTCGGAACTGGCGTCTTGCTGGACGCGGCCTGCTCCTCTTGCTGTTGACGGGGGTCGAGCTTGGCGATGCCGAACCACGCTTCAGTGCCGGGATGCGGCATGCCGCCAACGACTTGATAGGCGAGGTCAGCGCTTTCGATGGGGACCTCGAATACGACTTGCACAACCTTGCGGCCTTTGATGACCTTCCAGTCGCTATACGTGGCCCTAAATGCGGCGGCGGTCATCACGCGGCCTGCTTCTTGAGGGCGTCGATCTTGTTCATCACTGCCGTCTTGAGTTCGTGCAGCTCGCCGGCCTCAAGGCCTGCAAACCGCCGTGCCTCTTTCTGCTCGTCGCTGTTCCACCACGTTCCAAGCGCCTGCGGGTCGGTGCTCGTGCGGACGATCTCGTGAACCACCTTGAGGTAGGCCGCCTTCGTCTCGCTGACGACGTTGGTCTGCTCCTTGTCGTAGAGGGCGAGGCCGAACGGATTGCCGAATGTCATCAGGGCGCGCTTCATCGCGTCCGTCTCGGCTTCCTTGATCGCGCTTTCGTGGGCTTGCCCCAGATCAACGTCGATCCCGTGGCCGGCGCCGACACCCTCTCGGGTGACTATAGTGTCGCCAGCGAAGGCGACGATACGCACCTTCGCGATGTAGGAGACGCCCCAGCCGTCCTTCTGGCTCTGGCCGATCTTGCGCTCGCGTTCGGCGACCTGGCGGATGTCAACCGTTTCCCGTGTCCAGCCGTCGAAGCCGAAGATGCGATTGGCCTCGTCAATGGCCATCCAGCCTTCGATGTAGGAAACCTTGCGCCCACCTTGATCGCGCTTCTTGACGTGCGCGCTGGAGAGCGGAGCGGCGAGGGCGGACTTTTGTGCTTCGGTGAACATCTCACAACCCATTCTCTGCTTGACCGTCGCGGCGCCTGCGGAACAGCCTGCAGATGCCGCCGTTGATGTTGACGCAGCGCATGAACGGCTCTTGGTCCGCCCATCCGGTTCGCGTCACGAAGCCTTGGCCTTCCAGGCGAGGAAACTGCGAGCACAGCCAGCGGGACGGATGTTGCTTCCGGCTCTCCGCATGGACGTTGTCGCAGTCCTCGCAGAAGGTCGTCATTCGGCGGACTGCCGCTTCGTTGCATCCAGGTAGTTCTGGATAGCCTTCCTGCCATTGAGGCAGAGGGCCTCGGTGGCCACGCGATCTTCTTCAGGGTCACCCCGTAGAAACCGCCGGTCCTGTGTGGCAGTGGCGACCGCGTCAACAAGCCAGTCGGCCCAAAATTCGGGTGTCTCTCGGTTGAACATTGGTTGCCTCTTCATTCCGCGGCCTGCAGCCTGAACTGCTCGGTCGGCAGTGCGTCGAACGAGCGCTGCGTCTCGGCGATCAATTCCAGGAGGTCGGTCAACTCGTCCTTGGCCTTCTGCATCTCGGCCATGGCCAGCGTGTCGAACTCCGGGCGCGACTTCAGGACAAGCAGCCGCTGCCGGGCGTCCATGACATGGCGCCTGATCCACGATGCCTGCCGCTCCAGGAACCAAAGCTCGTTGTCCATCTGATCCCAGGTCATCAGCGTGTCCTCGGTTGGCGGCGCATCTCGCCGCTCAGCTTTGCTGCCGCGTAGGTCGCCCGAGCACGGAAGCCGCCGATCCGCTCGGATTTCTCGGCCAACTGCTCGAATGCGAATTTCATGTCGCCGATGCTGCCGTTGGCATGAGCTGCGCGGGCGTAGGCGAGGGCGACGATAAAGGGGCCGGCGATGGCCTCGATGGATGCAAGCTCAAGGGTGATGCCGTCCCGGAACGTGCCGGTCTCGGTGTGCTCGTCCTGGCAGTCGTCTTTGACCGCGAATGCGCTATTGGGTCGGGACATCACATGCGCTCCAGAAAGAATGCGAACAGAAGGGCGAGAATGCCGATGGCGACGATCGCTTTGACGCCCGGCGCGTTGTTCGGGAGGTCCGCCGGCTGGTCCTTCATGCGCTGGTACTCGGCATGCATGGCCTCTAGGCGGTCGACGGCGCGGAAGTAGTCCTGGGGCATCACGCGGGCTCCTCTGACGGACCAGATTCCGGAGCCGCGGCTGCCGCATCGTCTTCAAGCTTGAACTCGATGGCGTCGACGATCAGCTTGGCGATGCGGTTTGATGAACCGAGAAGGTGCGCTTCCATCTTGATCGCGGTCTCGAAGACCATGTCGAGATGGAGCATTTCCATGTTGCGCCCCTCCAGCTTGTATTGCTGGTACATGGCGCCATCCTTGATCGTGCCGATGTCGTGATATTTGAGCGCCATATTGAGGGCGATCGAGGCCACGACATGCGCGGGTGCAACGTGCGCGTTCTCCATCGCCTCCATCCCGCTGAGAGGGTCGGCGGCAGAAAGCGGCTGGTCGGTCTCGCTGTCCATTACGCTGCATCCTTCTGCTTGGTGGCGCGCTTCGCGACCTGATCCGCGATCATCTTCTCGGCGGTCTCGCGCTTGCGGGTGATCGACATGAAGGCGTAGAGCGCCGCGCGCTCGGCAGCCGGGAGGCCCGGCAGAGCCGCATTGACCATGTCCGGGATTTCGGTGGCGCTGATCGTCCACGACGCCGTCACGTCATCGCTCACGATGAAGGCCGGGGCGCCGTGGCGGTCGTAGATGGTGTGGGTGTCGGGCATGACGTGCTCTCCGTCTATGGAGAACACACTAAACCAAACTGGTAGGGCTTGCAAGAAAATAATTTAGCCAAAGTGGTAGAACGCGAAACGCGCGTTACCAGAATGGCTTATCGGAAGGTCGGAATCAGCGGCGGATGGCGCGGATGATCTTCATGGCCTCTTCGCGCACCTCGGCAGGCTGGCCGCGAAGCAGTTGATCGGCGCTCGGCTGGTCCGGGTGCCGATACAGGTCCTCGGGGGCGATATCCAGCGCCTCGGCCAAGGCCGCCAGCGCGTCCAGATCCGGCCGGCGTTCGCCCGTCTCGTAGCGAGAAATGGTCACGTCGCTGACAGGAGGCTCGAGCCTGGCGCCGAGCTGCTTCTGGGTAATGCCGGCCTTCTCTCGCCATTCGGTGAGATAGACCTTGAGCGGGCGCTTGGGACCGATGCGGGCGACCATGGGACCAGTGTTGTGCCAAGACATTGATATCTCGTCACTATCCCAAGATGGTAGGTTGCGCCGGAACGTGGTGCTTGACGTGCCTACCAGTTTGGTTTAGTAACGGCGGACCATGTCCGCTGGCACAGCACTACGCACGAAGCGCAAACAGATGGGTCTCACCCAGGACGCTCTCGCCAAAGAGCTGGGTGTGACCAACGTCACTGTGTCGAGGTGGGAAACCGAAGCGCGCAAGATCGACGACGACTTGCTGCCGCAAGTCAGCGCCTACCTGAATCTTCCGCGTGATGTGTTGAGGCCCGACCTCCGCAAGCTTCTTGCAGGGGAGGCCGGGAAGTGAGCGCGTTAGTCCATACGGCTGCGGTGTTGTCGCTCGTAGGTCATGAGCAGCGCCTGCAGTTCGGAGATGACCGCCGGTATGGCCTCTATCGGCAGGATCTGATGGAGCGCCGCGACCCTGTCGGACCCAAGTCCGCCGGGGGCTGGTTTGCTGCTCACCCATGTGAGCCAAGCGTGGCCGTTCGCAGACTCGACCCTGCCAAGCGCGGAGGTGAAGACCTCCGGCGCCGGCACAGGTTCCACAATCCGGTATTTTTCGGGCATTGCAACGCAGCCCATCTTCCCAGCCCTCCTGTCCGCATCTTCCCGGCACAATGTCGGGTTGATAACGGTAGGGGCTTTCATACTTTCGTAATACTTGGTGCTGGTGCGTACAGCAAAACCACAAAAAAGTGCGCCCATTGGCAGGGAACAAACACAATTCCGCCATGGTTGTATTTGAACGGCACGCAATCATCGGCATTGCCCAAGGTCATTACAACTTTCCAGACACTCGATAGGCGCGTCGCTGCCCCCCGGCACGCGCTTAGCGCGGCGGTCGCCCCGTGCACCTCCGGCCGTCGCGCAACTCTCCCGAAGCCCGTGACCACTTCCTCCCAACTGTCCGGGCCAACTTGCCGCGGCGCGATCGTCGCTGCCGCGGCCCTTTATTCAGACTCGCGGCCCGGCATCGACGGGTGCCTGCGCCGCGATGCTGCCCCTGCGACGGCAAGGAAGGCAGCGCCAGTGGGATACATGATCTGGTCCGCGACTGGCACCAATTTCCACCGCGTTCGGTCAAGGGACTTCCTGAACGCGCCGCGCGGGCGCGCAGCACCGAGGCCATTTGGTGCTGCGCGCCTCTCACAGCCCCGATGCGGCGTGGCGGCGGTGAGGGGAAACTGATGGCAACGATCGCGTATGGCGCCCTCTACTTGCTCGCACTGGTCGCTGGCGCCTGCCTGACGGTGTTCGCCGCCGAATGTTTGGTGCGGTTCATCGTGTTCGGAATTTGAATGACGTTCGGTGCGCTCCTTGCCGGGAGCAGCCGACCGAAAATGACGCCGCTGCCGGCGGCGTAGATCGAAGTGAACGTGAGTGTGTCGTTCTCCATGGCCAAACCATGGAGGTATGTGTGTCCGAAAAAACGGAAAAGCGTTCCGGAGCCCCCACGATGCGTGATGTTATCGCAGCCGTCGCCGGACCGAGAGGGTGGAGCGACAACCGCAAGAGCTGGCTCGATCGCGCCGCCCGGCGCGCGGAGATCAGCTTTCGAGCGTGCAAGGCGTTGTACTACGGGGAAATCACTGACCCCGAACATAAGGCGGCGCGACGGATGCTTGCGGCAGCTCGCCGCGCCGGGATGCAAGAGGCCCAGGCTCTAGCCGATCGGTTCGACTCGATCGCGAGGTCAATGAATGACACGGATTCGAATAGCTACAGCGCGGATGTTGCTGCGCTTCTCCACGCGGCTCGCCTCCTTCGCGGTGTGGCTGGCCCCGGAACTGATTCCGGGGAACCACAATGAGTGAGGTCGTCTACTTCATTCGCAACGAGCGCACGCAAGCCGTAAAGATCGGCTTCGCAAGCGATCTGCGTTCGCGCTTCTCAGCGATCAAGACATCTGCGTCGGACCCTGTGGTTATAGCAGCAGCTATTCCGGGGGGCGCCGGCACTGAGAAGAGGCTGCACGATCACTTTAAGGAACTCGCCACGCAGGGCGAGTGGTTCCGCGACGACCCAAGCCTGTCTTCGGCGATAGAGGCGTTTGCCATAGCTTATGACCTAGCCGATCTTATCGACGCTCAACTCCCTGAACACTTACAGGAGTCGATGCGGGGCGTCACTTGGCTGCGAAATCTTCAAAAGATCACCGGGGAGAATGATTACCAGACCGCCGAGCGGTGCCGTGTCACGCAGGGCCGGGTTAGGGGCATAAAGAACGGTCGCTACAAATATCTATCTCACGCTGACACTTTGAGGATTTTGGCTGCCTATGTTGGCGCCCTCTCCGAAGCGATCTTGCAGGCGCGAGTAGCCGGCGAACCCACTCATGAATTGCAGTCGCGTATCGAAGCCCTGAGATCAACGGGCCGAAGACTACTGCGCCAAGAGGACAAACTCCATCTTTACGGACAGGAGCTGAGCGATGTTGAACATGCTTTCGAGAGTTTACAATCGTCTCTGCGACAAGATCGAGGCGAGCACAGAGCATCAGTTGCGCATGGCGCGGAAGGTGGACCCACAGATTCCGGGTCTGCCTCGGTACATCGCGATTGGCTCCTTGTTCAAAGCCGCGAAGCACGAGCGGGATAGCACCCTTTTGGCGGCGCTGCGCGCCCAAATTGCGCGACTTGAGCGTCTTTCCTCCCGCTAAAGGTCCATACCGATGCACATCACGCCGCCGGGAGAGATCGAGCGCAAGTTTATCTCTGAATACAGTCGCGTGCGATCGCGGCTGTGGGCGCCACCGGCCCACATCCGTCCCAACCCGCCAATGCCGGAACCGGAGATCCGTTCCGAGCCCGTGCTAGAAATTGTCTGCGCTACGCCAGATCCTGAGCCGATCATTGCTCAGCCCAAAGAAGCATTGCCGGCCGAGACGCGTCTCACATGCCGTTTCATATTCGAGCACGTCGCGGCGTTCTATCGCATCACCATGGTCGATCTCCTTTCCAGCCGCCGGCAGGCCCGCATTGTCGGCCCTCGGCACGTCGCCATGTATCTCGCGCGGCACATGACGACCCGGTCGCTTCCCGAGGTCGGGCGCCTGCTCGGCGGGAAGGATCACACAACGGTCCTGCACGGCGTCGGGCGCATCACTGAGCGGCTTCCCGACGAACCGGCGCTGGCGGCTGACGTGACTGAGCTGACGCGCAGGATTGCGGCCGGCGAGCCTGTATTGGTGCAGCCCCCGCCAGAGCCCAAGGCGCGCCGCGCGGTCAAGGCCAGGATCAAGAAGCCTCGGCGCAAATCGCTCGAGGTGGAGCTTGCGCCAAAGGTTTCGTTCTGGACCGCGCAACGCGACGCGGAGCTGACCCGCTTCTGGCACGAGGGCGTGCTTGTCGAGGACATGAGCGAGCGTTTCGGCAAGAGCCCGTCAACGATCCGCGACCGCGCCAACAGGATCGGCCTGCCTCTGCGGCGCGGGCACTGGCAGGAGATCGTCCGCGAGGTGCCGTTCCGGTGATCATCATCCCGAAGAACTGGGCTGCCTTCCAGCACTACAAGGACCGCGCGCCGGCTTGGATCAAGCTGCACCGCGGCCTGCTGGATGACTACGAGTTCGCGCGCCTGCCGGTCGAGAGCAGGGCGCTGGCGCCGCTCCTGTGGCTCCTGGCGGCCGAGAATGAGAATGGCGAGATCGACGCCAGTCTCGACCGTCTTTGCTTCCGTCTCCGGCTGACCGGCGCGGAAATTTCCGAGGCGCTACACCCGCTCATCGAGTCCGGTTTCTTCATCCGGGTTGACGATGTAGCGCCGCGCTCCATTGACCGTAGCGAGCCGCTACAAGCCTCGGAGCACGATGCTAGACAGATGCTACAGACCACGGAGCAAAATGCTCCCCTAGAAGAGGAGAGAAGAGATACAAGTATAGAAGAGGAGAGGAGAGGCGCTTCCGCGCCCCGGATCAAGCGGGAACGGAAAAAGCCAGAAGCGGCTTTGCCGACCGACTGGAAGCCATCCCCAGACCTTCGCCAGTCCTGCTTGAACCTCGGCCTCTCGGATCGCGAGATCGATCGGGAGGTGGCGAAATTCCGCAACCACGCTCAGCAGGGCGATCGGCGCGTGCGGGACTGGCCTGCAGCGTTCCGCAACTGGTGCATCAAGGCGCTCGAGATGTCCGGCCGTGAGCCTCGGGTGGACGATGGCGCCCCGATCACGGCCTGCACAATCACACCGGAGTCGCCGAGCTGGCCCGCCTGGCGCGCTCATTACGAGGCCGCCGGTAAGCGGTTTCCGTTGTCTGAGATGGATCGCATCGCGGAGACGTGCGGCTCGTGGACGGTGCCGAGCGAGTGGCCGCCGGGAGCGCCGGATGTCCACTGAAACCGTACTCGACCTGCCTGTGCCCCCGAGCGTCAACCGCACCCGCCGCGTGGACTGGGCTGGCCGAGCCGATGTGAAGCGCTGGATGATGCGCGCGGACGAACTGATCTATGCGTTCAAACAGCCGTGCGGCCCAGCCGACATGCTGGAGGGCCAATTCGAGGCCACGATCATCCTATCGGAAGCGCACACGAAGATGGACGCGGACAACGCGATCAAGGCGGTGATCGACTACGCGCGCCGGCTCGAGCTGGTCAAGGACGATAGCCCGAAGTTCATGCGCAAGATCACGGTCGAATGGGGACATGCGCCCCACGGCTGCAGGCTGATCCTGAGGCCGGCTGGGGACTGCTGAGAGGGAGAGCGGGATGAGCATCGGAGCGGGAATCGCGTTGGCGGGCGTCTGGCTGTTCGCTGCGGCGTGCGCGTTGAGCCGTACCGTGACGGCAAGTGGCATGATCCTTGGCATCGTCGTCGCGCTCGTCGCAACGCTGCTCATCGCGACATGATCCACGTGAAACGTAGGGATACCCCTTAATGACCACCGAGAACCAGCCGCACGTCGTCTACCCGAGGGGCGCAACACGCGGCTATATCGGGATGTTTGCGACATACGCAGACGCCTATGCCGCGTGGAAGGACTACCATTCGCGCCGCCACCCTTTCGTCATCGCCACTCTCGGCCGCGTAATCGACCCCTCCGTTGAAATCGTAGACGTGAACGAGTGAGGCCAAATGACCATCTCTAAGATTATCGGCGTGCTGATGCTCGCCACCCCCTTTGTGGCCTGCTTCGTGTTTATTGCCGTCCTGGTCGGTCTTGTGCCGACTGCGGCAATATTCGGGACAGTCTTGCTCGTCATGCTCTGGATTGGCGCTGGTGTTCATTTGGTCATGGGGGGCTGACCCCATGCCCCCGCGCAACCGTCGAAAGGCAAGGCCGACAATGCCGAAGGTTCACGACAGGAGGTCCGATGTTGGCTGAGCGCATTGAACCGAGGGCTGCGGTCCAAGCCTCGCCACTGATCCCCGCAAGTTTCTCGCGGCCGATCTGGCTGGTGATCTATACCAACATCAAATGCGAATACCGGGTCCGCGGCGGTCTCGCCGGTAAGGGATTCCGCTGCTACGTGCCGGAAATGACCAAGTGGGTATCTCACGCCCGCACGAAGCAGAAGGTCAAGCGCCCGCTGTTCCAGCGTTATGTGTTCGTCGAGATCGATATGGACCAGCAATCCATGGAGGACATCCGGCAGACCGATGGCGTCGAGACCGTGCTGTTCAACGAGGGCGTGGCCATGCCGTTCACAGTTCCGGAGGGCTTCATCGAGGAGACCTTGCGCCGGCAGCTCGCGGGCGATTTCGACTTCACCAAGGAGGATCCGATGCCGCTGGGAGCAAAGGTGGTGATCGTCCAGGGCGAATGGGATGGCCTGTTCGCGGTCGTCACCGGCCGGAAGGGCGGGGCGGGTAACGGCGACGTGATGCTCAAGGTCCTGAAAATGAAGGCGCCGATTCGACTACCCCTTGCGTCGATCCGCGCGAGGTGATACAAGATGCGCGAGCCGTGCCGGAGATCCGTATGGATCACCCGCATGGCTTTTTGCGTCTGGCCATGGCTAGGCGTGTCGATTCTCGCGGCGGCGTGGAAAGCTAGGCGAGTAGCCAGAGACACGCTTGTCGAGGACAGGGAAGGTGCGGGGGAGGCGAGAGCTGTTGATCCCGGTTGGGCGACACGCCCGCCGATAGCCTGAGCCGGAGTAGCGCCCGGCCCGCGAGATTATCCCCAGCCGGATACGTTCTGGCTGACAGGCCGCTCCGGTTCGCTGGGGCGGCTTTTCCATTTGGAGGCTGCGATGCGCGAAGGCTGGCACTGATGTGCACCGTTTCGATGGTCGGCGATTTCTACCGGGATAATCTGCCCAACCGGCATCCCTGGATCAACATCACCAGCCCGACTTTTGCGCCGGTCCCGCCCGTCTCGCGCGAGGAGTTCGAGGCTCTGAAGCGTGACGTGGCTGACATGAAAGAGCTTCTCAAGCGCGCCAAGGCGTATGACGAGGCCAACGGCGAGCCGGACTGCGAGCTCGACGAGAAGGTGGCGCTGCTGCGGCGCGTGGCCGAATTGGTGGGCGTGAGCCTTGACGACGTTCTTGGCGCAAAGCCAGCCTGACATGGGCGACGTTCTCTCATTCAAGCGCCCTGAGCCCAAGCCAAAGCGCATCAAATCCCTCGGCCTCGGCTATCCCAAGCCAGAGGACGAAGCAGCCGCCAAGGCCATTGTAGACGCTATGGCGCTGCATCATGGGCTCGATATCGAGATACTGCCTGAGGACGATGCGAGTTGAAATGAAACCAAGAAATCAAGTTATTCAAGATGGCGCACGGCGGACCTAGGAAGGGCGCGGGCCGAAAGCCTGGTCAGGCAACCAAGATGAATCAGGAGGCGCGGGAGCAGGCGCTCTCCACTGGCATCTCGCCCCTGGACTACATGCTTGGCTTGCTCCGCAACGAGCAGAACGATCAGGCCATGAGGTTTGAGGCTGCGAAGGCCGCGGCGCCGTATGTGCATGCCCGGCTCTCGAGCATTGAGGCAGATGTCAACATCAGCGGCCACGAAGCAGCGCTCAACGAGCTTGAGTGACCGCGAGCGCGCCATTCGGCGGCGGCTCCGGGACGATTTCGCTCATTACGCATCGAAGTGCCTGAAGATCCGCACGAAGGCTGGCGGGATCGAGCCGTTAGTCCTCAACCGGGCGCAGCTCTACCTGCATGACCGGCTGGAGCGGCAACTAGCGGAGACCGGCAAGGTTCGGGCGCTGGTCCTCAAGGGCCGCCAGCAAGGGGTGTCCACCTACACGGGTGCCAGGTTCTACCATCTGGCGACGCACCGCCGCGGTCATCGGGTGTTCATCCTGACCCACGAGCAGGAGGCGACGGACAACCTGTTCGATATGGCGAATAGGTTTCATGAGCACTGCCCGGCGCTGGTACGGCCTCACACCGGCAAGGCCAACGCCAAGGAATTGGACTTCGATCGGCTCGACAGCGGCTATAAGGTCGGGACGGCTGGCACTAAAGCGGTCGGGCGGTCACAGACAATTCAGATCTTCCACGGCTCCGAGGTCGCTTTCTGGCCTCATGCCGATACGCATGCTGCTGGCGTAATCCAGGCCGTCCCGGACATTCCTGGCACGGAAATCCTGCTGGAAAGCACAGCGAACGGGCTGGGCAACTTCTTTCATCAGAAGTGGCAGCAGGCTGAGGCGGGACAGTCCGAATACATCGCGATCTTCATCCCCTGGTACTGGCAGGAAGAATACACCAAGCCGGTGCCGCCAGGGTTCCGGCTGGAGCCGGAGGAAGTTGAGTACCAAGAGGCTTACGGTCTCACGCTTGGGCAGATGGCATGGCGCCGGGCCAAGATAGTCGAGCTTGGAGACCCGCTGTTGTTCAAGCAGGAATACCCGGCCAACGCGGCGGAGGCGTTCCAGCTCACAGGCCACGATAGCTACATCCAGCCGGCGCTGGTGATGAAGGCCCGCAAGAACACCTGTGAGGCCGCTGGCCCGCTGGTTCTGGGCGTTGACCCGGCTCGGTATGGGAAGGATCGCTTCTCGATCGCCTGGCGGCGGGGCCGGAAGCTGCTGAAGGTCGAGAGCAAATCGAAGCTCGACACCATCGCGGGTGCTGGCTGGGTCAAGCAGGTCATTGAGGCGAACGGGCCGGCTCGTGTGTTCATCGACGTTGGCGGGGTCGGCGCTGGCGTTGCGGACCTCCTGCGCGACTGGTTCGGGCCACGGCTGGTCCGGCACATCAATTTCGGCGGCGAGCCTCTACATCCTCCTGGAGCCCAGGGCGGTGGCCCTCGGAATCGGCGGGCGGAGATGTGGATGCTCTCCAAGCAGTGGCTGGAAGATCCTGGCGGGGCGGATATCCCTGACAGCGACGCTCTGCAGGCCGACGCCTGCGGTCCGTCCTACAAGTACGACAGCAATACGCGGCTGGTCCTCGAATCGAAAGAGGACATGCTGCGGCGCGACGTGCGGTCCCCGGATGAATGGGACGCGGTCGCGCTGACCTTCGCTGAGCCTGTTTCGCCGGACGAGGGCGATGATGACGACGAAGACTCGCACTCACAGCGCGGCCGGTCCGGCGTGACGGGGTATTGATCGTATGGACGACAATCACGTCAGCAAATTCCCCGCAGAGTGGTGGAACGAGCGTCGTCGCCGAGATTACTGGGTTGACGCATGCGGACTGGTGCACGTCAGGCCCGACAGCCCGACTGCTGTCGCCATCGAACTCAAGCTGAGGGACGTGGCCTTGGATATTGCGGCGCGTGGGACGAGGCATTGAGCATGGGGCACTTTGGCAGCGTCGCAGTGATGTGCACAGAGCGCGCGACCGATGGGGACGAGGTATCCTATGGCTTTCGCATCACTCCAGAGGAGCAGAAAGACGGTCTCGCTGAAGTGGTGTTCGTCGAAGGGCTCCGTGGTTTGCAGATTGTGATGCGTCAAGCGCTAACTGCAGGGTTGGCCTAAAATGGCCTACGCCGCCGTCAAACAGGAGGGCAAGCGCTCGCCCCAGCTCGCCAAGACGATGGCGAAACTGTTCGAGTACGAGCAGGCCGGCAACATCGCTGAGTTGCTGGACGACGAACAGCTTGCAGCTATCGGCTACGATGTAGATCGCGGCTACGACATCGACAAGCGGTCCCGCTCTGACTGGGAGGAATCGGCCGAGCGCGCCATGAACGTGGCGCTGCAGGTCCGCCAGCCCAAGAACTACCCGTTCCAGGGCGCGGCCAACATCAAATACCCGCTGGTCACGGTCGCGGCCCTGCAGTTCGGCGCCCGCGCCTATCCGGCGATCGTGGACGGAAACCGGATCGTCAAGGGTCAGGTACTCGGCAGGGACGACGGTGTCCCGCAGAAGGACGAGAACGGCGACCCGCGCATCGACCCGATGAATGGCGAGCCGCTCTGGATTACGCCGCCGGGCGTCAAGAAGGCCAAGGCGGATCGCGTCTCCCAGCACATGAGCTATCAGCTTATGTGCGAAATGGAGGAGTGGGAGGAGGACACGGATGTACTGCTCCACCACCTTCCCATCGTGGGCTGCGCGTTCCGCAAGGTGTGGCGCTCTGAGGAGCTAGGCCGCAACAAGGCCGAGATGGTGCCGGCGATCCATCTCGTGGTGAACAACAAGGTGCGGAACCTCGATGAGGCGCCGCGGGTCACGCACGAGATTTTCCTTTACCCGCAGGACATCGAGGAGCGGAGGCGTTCAGGCACGTTTCTGGACATCGATCTGCCCGCGCCGGCCGATACGGACGGCAGCGGTGGGGATGATGATGCCCCGCACATGTTCCTGGAGCAGCACTGCTACCTGGATCTTGACGGGGACGACTACCGCGAGCCCTACATCGTCACGGTTCACAAGGACTCCTGCCAGGTGGTTCGCATCGTTGCGAACTACAACATGGAGAATGTGAGCACGAGCAAGGACGGCGAGCGGATTTCCCGGCTGCCCAAGGAACAGTATTTCGTCAAATACTCGTTCATCCCCGATCCGAAGGGCGGGTTCTACGATATCGGCTTCGGGAAGCTCCTGGAGAGCCTGTCCGAGACGATCGACACGACCATCAATCAGATGCTCGACGCCGGCCACTTGCAGAACGCGGGCGGCGGGTTCATTGGCACTGCCGTTCGGCTCAAGAAGAAAGAAATCAAGGTCTCGCCCGGCCGATTCGAGCAGGTCGAGGTCGCCGGCGACATCCGCCAGCAGATCTACAATTTCGAGCACGCCGGCCCGTCTCCTGTCCTGTTCCAGCTCCTGGGCATGATGGTTGAGGCGGCCCGCGACATAACCGCGGTCAAAGACATCCTCACGGGCGACAGCGGCACGGACAGCCCGCAGACGGCCACGACGACCCTTGCCCTGATCGAGCAGGGCCTGAAGGTCTTCACGGCCATCTACAAGCGGGTTTATAGGGGGCTTAAGCAGGAACTGAAGCTGCTGGCTAATCTCAATGCCAAGCATCTCAGCGAAGAGGAATATTACACCTTCCTGGATCAGCAGCAGGTCGTAGCCAAAGAGGACTACGATCTCGCGTCCATGGACATCGTTCCGGTCGCCGATCCGAAGATGGTCACGGACATGCAGCGGTCAGCCCGCGCAAACGTGGTCATGACGATCGCCGGCCACCCAGTTCTCGGTGGAACTC